TAGAGGGTGTTGCGCTCCCAATCGCCGACGATGGTGTCACCGTCGAACTCCATCTGATAGGTGGCGCGGATGCGGTGCATCGTGCCGTCTGCCGGGTCTCGCCAGGCTCTCTCATGCCACAAGCTCTCTGCCGCGTCGTACACCCACGTCTTGTCAGCGCTCGGGAAGCTCAGGACGAAGAACGTGTGCCCTTCTTGCTGGTAGGTGAACGAGATCGCATCGGAGGTGTCTTCGTATCCGCCAATGGCGAACTCGATGGCGTGCGTGCTGACCCGTTGGGCCTGCGAGTAGCCCACCGCCTTGAGCACAATCCCCCGGCCGCGGTCATCTCCGCCCAGCCAGTAGAGCGTGTTGTCCATCTTTGCCAGCGATGCCGGAGCATCAATGCCCGTTTCCATCTGGGCGCCTTGAATGCGCGCGAAAGGGTCTGTATTGTTCCCCGTCAGCGCCCAGGTCTCGACGCTGTTCGGGCCGTAGAGCCAGACTTCCGAGTGGTTGATTGCCAGCGCCGTGAGGTTGTCTGGCGAACTCTCAGCGGTGTAGAAGTTGAGCGCCGAGAATGACGTGCTGTACGGTTCGGTGTACTGAAACTGACCGCTGTTCGGCCGGTTCCACACAAAGCGCCCGGCGACGAATCCAACGAAGTCCGCGCCCGCGAAGGCCCCATCAATGATCGGCGTCAGCGTCAGCGCAATCGGGTCGATGAAGTACCCGCTACCACCCGTGACCAGCATCACCGTGGTCCCGTTGTCGGACATCCGGGCCGGCGTGGGGCTGTTGTCGATCACGCCAAGCAAGGTGTCGAACCCCACGCGATTGACGCGCCACACTTGGTCGCCCATGACCACGATGGAGATGTCGGGGGTGAACCTGTAAACACCTCGGCACGCTCCGCCGCTGAGGATCTTGTATTCGAGCAGTCCCGGCGTTCCGATCAGTGCCGCAATGCTCTTGCTGGTGCCGCTCTCGGAGCGCTCGGGGTACAGGTTCAGGCAAACCTGGCTGTCGAAGTTCGACGAGCGGGCCTCATAGGCCGCGCCGACGAACGCGAAAGCTGTCAATTCCAGCCCCCGATGAAGCCCGGCAGTGACGTGAAGTTGTCCGCCGTGATCGCCGGATCGAACATCGCAATCGGGCTGCGCTTGTTCACTCGCATGATGGTGGCCTTAGAGGCCTTGGCCACGTCAATGACGATCTGTGGCACGGGAAGGCCGAATTCAGCAGCGAGGTCCACCGCGAGGCAGTAGCGGATGGCCCGCGAGTAGCCGGGTGGATACACCACCAGCGCCGCGGTATTGGCAAGGGCCGTGAACTGCACGCCAGAGGTCAGCGTGACTGTCGTGGCCTGGCTTGGCACCGGCCAGAAGGTCAGCGTGGCCAGCGGGAACGAAGCGTCGTAGCGGACGTAGCAGGGAATCGGGCCCGGCTGCGACTTCAGGGGGATCAGGTTGTACCGGTCATCGTCGATCTGGATGACCGGGTAATCAACGGTCTGGTAGCGCGTGTAGGCCGACTCGATCTGGATGGGCCGGGTTCCGCTGAAGGTGCCGCCCGTGCCGATGGTGTACGCGGCGACACCGGGGACGAAGGTGAACGTCTGGTCTTGGGAGGCGAACACTGCGAGGTTCTGCGTGCTCCACGACTCCAGCATGTCGTTCAGCACCATCAGCGAGTCTTGGGACTCTGATGCGGACGGAGTTTCCCCAACGGCTATGGCATTGATCAGCCGCAAAGACGACTTGATCAGGTCCAACGCGATGATGCTGGCCATGGGTCACCCAGTAAAAAGCCCCCGGCATTTCTGCGCGGGGGCGAAGCTCAGGTTGAGCAGGGAGGAGATCAGTTCGGCTGGAGTTCGCCGGACACCATCAGCAGCATCCAGTCAATCGCCACGACACCAGTGGAGGCGGCGTTCAGGGTGAACGTCACCGAACCGGCGGCCGGGGTGATGCGGGTGATGGAGGTGGCCGTTGCGTCAGCGCCAGAGTTCGACAGGTACGCAATGAAGCGAGACTCGACGGTGATCTTCGGGTTGGTCAGCACGACAGACGAGCCGGCAGCCGCAATGCCCAATCGACCAACCACTTCCGTGGTGGTGACTGCGCCAGGGGTGACGGGGCCTGCAGAGGTGACGCCGAAGCCCTGGGCGATCAGGGAGGCTTCACGCTCAGTGGAGAACTGAGCGATCGTGCCAGCGGCATAGCCGCCATACGCCTTGGAAAGCAAAATCATGATGGTTCCTTGTGGGGTTGAAGACGGCCCCGAAGGGCCATCAAGATCAGTTCAGGGTGTAGAACTTGGTCGAGAGCTCCGGGTAGGTGGCCGCGTACCCAAACAGCACGTCCACGCGCATGATCGAGTTGTCGTTCACACCGTCATAGAACTCGGTGACCTTCAGCGTGTAGCCCTTGTAGGACTCTTGCGCCACGTCGATCACACCCTTGCCGCCCGGGGGAGCCCACATCGGAACCATGGCCAGCGTGAAGGCATCCTTGTGGTAGCCGACATTGCAGGCAAAGGAGGTCGATGCAGCGCCCTGAATGACGTAGGGCTGAGCGGTCGTCGGCGAAGCGGTCACGTTCTGGAACGCGCCGGAAACCACGATGGCCGGGCTGATGGGGATCGACGTTGCGCCGACCAGAACGTCAGCCGTGACCACGAAGTTCGCCAGCACGCCCGTGGACTGACGCGATTGCGGGTTGACCGCAAACACACCCGGGAGGGTGATGGTCGTACCGCGGGTCAGCGTGCCACCAGCCACAGCCACAACAGTGATGGCGGAGCCGGTCTGGTTCGCGCCGTTGATGTTGGTTGCGGTCGCGGCGCCGTTGGTGTGCACGTCCACGTTCTGGTCCATGCCCGGGTCGATGCCGAAGGCGTTCTGGAACATGCCGTTGCGGTACTGCTTGTCCAGCTGGGATCTGTTGTTGAACATGCCGGCGAAGCCGCGCAGGAGGCCTGCGTTCAGCGACGGATTCATGATCAGCGTGCGGTCCTTGTCGCGCGGAGCAGCCATGTCATCCAGGCGGCGCTGGATGTCGGTGATGGCACCAACTGCCAGATCCTGCGTGGTCGGAACGGTGCCGGCGGCGTTCAGCGTGTTGAAGGTGCTGAAGTGGGCCAGCGCGAGGCCTTGGCGGTCGATTTCGTTCGCCACCGTTGCCATGGCAGCCTGGAGCTTCTTCTCCAGTTGCGTCAGCGACAGGGTGCGCTCGATGGACGTGAAGTTCAGGTCGCAACCACCCTGCACCAAGGTGAGGGGGACGGTCGTTTCCACAGTTGCCTGGGGAACAGCGACGCGGCCCGCACGGTAGGTGTAGCGCGGCGGCTTCTTGATGTTGATGGTCTGGCCGGGGGCATAGCCGCGGCCCATGTTGCTGGTGAATTCCGATTCGAAGTCACGGTTCACGTTCTTCGAGAAGGACAGCATGTTCTCCAGAATCGCCAAGGCTTCCTTGGCGACGATGGCGCAGGTAACAAGAGTGTTGCTCATTTCAAAACCTCAATGGATGAAAGAAGCAGACGTAAAAAAACCGGCCTAAGCCGGTTCGTTTGGTGGTCTGCGGGTCATGCCCATCGGGCCCCCTGCTTTGCGCGATACGCTCGATATTCCTCGTGCGTCATCTTGCTGGGGTCGGTCGTCGGTGACGTGCCGTTCCCTGCGGTGGGTTTCATGGGCGCTGGTGCTTTGGTGACAGGTTTGGCAGCGGGGGTCGCTTGCCCGAGCGTGGCTTCAATGCGGCCCAACTCACGCGCAGCCGCCAGGGGCGACAACGCAGAGATGCGCGCGGCTTCGGCCGGGTTCTTGGCGAGGTGGTAGACCAGTTCCGGGCCTTTGTCGCTGTCGAGAATGGCTTCTTCGACGTGCCTTGAAATGGGCACGTCAGCAGCGCCGACAACAGCGTCATAGTCCGCAATGGAGGTCTTGGCAGCGGCCTGGCGCTCAACGAAGGTTTGCGCCTTCGTCTCCTGCACTCGCGTCTCGGCGGCCTTGACAGCTTCCTGTGCGGTTGCTGCGCGGTCTGCCTTGATGGCTTGGGCCACTTCCCACTTCGTCTGGGCCTTCACGTAGTCGCCGTAGTCCTTGAATTGCTCCACAGTAGGTTCTGCCTGTGGGGCTTCTTCTTGAACCGGGTTCGCGCGCTGACGCCAGTAGGCGGCCTCGCGTTCGGCTTCGTGCTTTGCTCGGGTCAATGTGTCGAAGCGCTCCTGAATCGGCGACTTGAACTTGCCCTTTTCATCTCGGGGCTGTTCTTCCGCTGGCTCTGGTGGCGTCTCGGCTTTCACCTCCTGAACTGGCTCAACCGCAGGAGCTTGTGGCTCTACGGGCGGAGTTACTTCAGGCACTACCTCTGTCACTACTTCTTCGGGCATGGTTCATCCATGGATTGAGGCCTCGAATACCCTTCGAGTAGGGGGCTCTGTTGCACCTGATCCGCCGAGGCTGTGGCGGGGCGTGGATTTAGCTGACGACGCGGATCTCGGGCCGTTCAAAGATCACTCTGAATGGCGCGCCGTTCGCGAAGTAGATGAAGGGGAAGAAGCGGAGGCCGTTGCCGAAGGCGGGCGCTCCGATCTCGCTGGAGCCGGCCGGCATAGTGCGGGCGGCCACTTGAATCTTGGCTCGTGTGATCGCTGAATCGGCGAAGGTGCCGACGATGTTCTCCAGCGTGCCGTTCTTGAGCTGCTGTTCTGGTGCGACCGTGAAGGTGGAGTACACCAACAGGTCGATGTTGTTGCAGGCACTCACGCCGCCCGCACCGTCATCCACGGTGAGAAAGACCTGAGCAGCCACCTTGTCGCCCGTGAGGAAGGTGTTCGGTGGGCTGTTCGCGATGGTCCCGACATTGGCCACGATCTGCGTGGAGAAGAACCCGATACCACTCGGCGTGACCGTGTACGTGACAGCCGGGTTGCCGTTGACCAGGGCAAAGCTCGGAGCGCTGATCGTGCAGTTGTTGAGGATCGTGCCCGTAGCGGTCGTGCCAACGTTGGATGTCGTCAGGCTGTCGATGAGGTTGTTGCCCGTCGCCCGGTACATCGGCTGAACACCGCGAGTTGCGAGGCCCAGCGCGTTCAGCGCTGTGTTGTAGACGTTGCAGATGCGGCGGGCGACCAACTGATTACCGTGGCAGCCGTCCGGGAACAGGGTTGTGTTGACGTAGGCGCCCGATGTGGCGCCACCGATGTTGGTCAGGGCCCGAAGATCTGCAACCTGCACTTGCGTGCCACTGGGGTAGTTGGCTGCCACGTCCGCGATCAGCGTGCCGTTCCAGATGTCTACCGAATCGCGCTTGAACGTGGGGTTCGTGACGTAGGCATTCGCGCCGGTCACATCGCTGCGCTGGATGCAAGTGCCGACGATGACCTTCTTGCCGGCCGCTACCCGATTGGCGATCAGGGCGTTGACGTTGATGCGGCGGCTGGCGGCAACCGAATCCCGAGTGGTCGCGTCCGTGACGTTGCCCTGCACGTCATTCGTGTCGAACTGGATGATGCTGACCTGCGCGTTGAGGGCGTCCAGCGCCGCCACCGTCTTGCCGTCCGGCCGCGCGCCGGAATTCCAGATGCTCAGTTCAGTGCCAGAGCACCCGCCGTCAGCCACGATCTCCAGATCCTGCCGAATCCAGGGCAGGAACATGGTTGCCGGGACGTTGGCGATACCAGCGCCCGAGCGGATGTCTCTCGTAGTCCCATCGAACACATTCGGGCCGGAACCGCCCGAGACCCATGCTTCACGCGAGTCGCTGAAGGTCTCGAAGGTGATCATCCCAGCGCTGCCGCCCGATGACCCCGAGAACATCTTCAAGGCAGAGCGCGCCACCGGCCTCATCACGGGCCGGAGCGGGCTACGAAGGGTCATTGATCCGCCGAGACCACTGCGGTGCCGTCAACGCGGAACTGGTAGTCCGCGCCAGCGACTGGGTTGTCCACGATCCATGCACCACTGATTGGAGGGCCAACCGGCACCCACGGTGCAGCGGCTGAGTTGCGGCGGATCAGCGTGACGGGGGCGAGTGAGCCACCAACCTGGACGATGAACGGCGTTGCGGCCGGCGGGGTGAAGGTCGTATTGACTGCGGTGGTGAGGACTGCCATGGTCTTCCTTAGGCTTGTGGCGCTTCAGGCGCGGCGGGTTGCGGTGTTTCGATGGGCTGCGGCTCAGCACCCTGCTCGGCGAGGTCTTCGGAGACTTCGGCCACGAGTTGCGGTGGGGGCGGCATCTTGGCGATGAGCATCTGAATGACGCCCTTCAGTTCCTCGATGTCTTCCTTGGCCGTGTTGTTCATCTGGGCGATGCGCTCTTTGCTGGCGTTGTTCTCTTTCGCCACTGCAAGGCCGCTCTGGAGGTCGCCCATCTCCTGGCTCATCTCTTTCAGGCCCTGCTCCATCTGGGCGAGCATTGCGGAGGCCTGCTCCACAGGCACTGGGCCTTTCGGCGTCTGAACCATGGCGGCAGGAGCGTTGCCATCTTCATCGCCACGGATCTCGGGCGGGATGGTGCGAGCGATGCGCTCAGCGATCTCTTCAGCACCGGGCCAGTCCATGGCCTTGACAACCTTGTCACCAGCGATGTCCATCAACTTGGGCCAGCTCTGCCCGAAGCTGATCATGGCTTCGGCTGCTTCTTGCCTGAGCGTGGTGTAGCTCGGACCGGTCGTGATGGTGCAGTCGTACTTGCCAACGCTGAGGTCGTGCATGGCCATCTCGACGGCCTGGCCCTCTGGCATCGGCTGGCCTGGTTGCGGCTGCTGAGGTGCGCTCTTCGGGTAGGGCTCGTTGATCTTGACGTGAGCCGGCGTCTCGTCCTCACCCAGGATGCGAACAGCACGGGGGGTGTCGTAGATGCGCGGGATCATCCACAGCAGGCACCGGCCTGCGTGACGCATGGTGATCTTCAGGCCATCAGCGTAGTGGTACTGCGCCGTGTCCCCTTCTCTCTGCTGCGCGAGTTCCTGCTTCCCGCTGGTGGCGGTTCCCTTGTTGCCAAGGGACGCATCGAACAGGCCCATCGTGGCCTTGATGTTGTCCCGCGCATGCCCAGCCATCGCCAGCACGCCGGTCGGCACATCGGCCATCGGTTGGCGCTGCGGAGGGGGGGCTTGGAGCCCGTCCAGCGTGACCTGGTTGTATTCGAGGTAGCTGTAGGTGCGGTTGTTCGCGCTGCCCCACTCTTCCTCGTAGCCTTCGAACTGGCCCTTGGCACCGATGTACGGCGTCTTCGGGCGAAGGCTCACCTCTTCAGTTGCTGAGGTGATCCAGTAGTTGTACATCCGCGCCGGGTCTTTGGCGTGACGCACCAGACCGCTGCGGAAGACCTCGCCGTTGATGTCGATCTCGTCGCCGTAGACCGGGAACACCGGAATCCAGAAGCACGGGATCTCGGTGCGCTCCAGCACTTCCATGGCCGTGAGCTTGTAGACCATGACCTTGCGGTCTTCGCTCTTGCGGGTCTCGGTGCCCTCGGGCAACTTGCCTTGGTACTCGTCCTTCCACATGACCTGGCCATCAGGCAGGCGGCACAGCGTGCGGCTCTTGCACTCGACGCGGAAGTACCGAGCGATCCGAACCATGTCGCTGGTCACCCAGCCGGCCGAACTGTCACCCACACCATTGCCGATGCCGTAGCTGGGAGCATCAGCGTCCGGGTACTCCTGGAAGAACTGAGCCTTCGGGATGTCCTCGCTGATCACGCATTGCTGCATGTCCGAGCCATCGGGCTCAACGTGGTGGCCCATGTAGACCGTGAAACCGTTCCGAATGCGGCGGAACTTGATGACCTGATCGAAGGTGTCCGGGCTCTCGTAGTCGGTGTAGAGCTCGAAGTACCCCGCCCCGACCTGGGCCGCACCAGTGGCTGCAGTGATGTACGCAACCTCGGCGTTCGAGTCGTACTCGATGTGCCGGATCATTCCTTGCATCACCTCAGCGGTCTCAACGTCCGCGTCGTCATCGACCGGGTGAACCTTGATGCCCGGTTTGTTCTGGCGCAGGTCGTTGGTTACCTGATGCACCATCGCGGGCAGCGTGTTCACCGTGAGGCACGGGCGGCCTTCTGCGGTTCGCAGCGCCTTGGAGGCAAGCGGCCACTGGCCATCGCCCTGCAGGAACCACAGGTCATCCAGTGCGGCAGCGCGGTTCTTGCTCTCGACCGTGGAGCGCTGGCTCAGGAACTTGGTGGCCTCAGCAATGATTCCGTCGTCATCACTCCCCTTCGCCGGTTTCACATCGGCGAGGTCGGGAGTGGCGTGGCTCATTGCGTAAGGATTGCTTTGCCGATTGGCGTGAGGGTTTCGAGGAAGCGAGGTGTTGCGCCGACAGCACGGGCCATCAGCAGCGGGGTCTCTTGGATCTTGGTGAAGCCGAACTTGTCGGCGTACCACTTCTCTAGCTGGCTTGCCCCGAGGTCGGGCTCGCCGTAGGGCTTGACGTGGAGCAGCAGAAGCTTGTTGGCTGCGTCTGCCTCATCGCACACCAGGCCCATGAGCTTGGTGGCGAAGCCTTGCTTGCGCTGATCGACAGGGGTGAACACAGCGCTCACCTCCATCATGTGGTCGCGCATGTGGACGGGAACCTGGACAGTGCGGCCCACTTTGCAGGTGGCTGCGCCGAACTTGCGAGTGCCTGGCTTCATCCCATCCATCCTCCGGCGAACTGCTGCCGCTCTCGCGGCGGGGCACTGGGCTTCTCTTCTTGATAGCCGATGCACAGGTAGCGGAAGGCGTCCGCTGCGTGGCTCGTCCAGTCATGCAACGGGCCCATGCTCACTTGGCGCTTCTCATCGATCTTTTCGCGGTACTGCCGCAGCGCATCAATGCCGGCTGCGCACTTCACCTTGTCGAACCACATCCGAGGGATGGTCATGCGGGCAGCATTGATGCCGTCTGCCACTTCCATCTGCTTCACCACATCGAACGTGATCCCCAGGCCTTTGGCAACCTCCCAGCGGCTCTTGCCGGTCCCGAGCTCGCGCACTCGAATGTCGTGCGGCCCGTAGTGCTTGCCGTACAGATAGCCGCGCTCTTGGAGCACCCGTGCGTAGTGATCCAGCCCGAAGCCTGAAGCCTCGTAGTAGTCGATCACCCGCACCTCGCGGCCCACCGTCTGGAAGAACCAGATCGTCATGCTGTCGCTGATGCCCAAGTCCCACGCGGTGTGCGTCTTCAACATCGGGTCATGAGGAACCGATGTGATGCGCGCTTCAGCCTGGACAAGTTCCTTGGCGAAGTACGCGCCCGTGATGGCCGCGTCGAAGCTGCACTCCATCTCTTGGTGGTACTCGTTGTCCGGCATCATCACCTTGAGCTTCTCCAGCTCATCGGCCGGCAAGATCCCGGTTTCGCTGGCCTTCAGCACTTGGCAGAACCAATCGTCGTCAAGCTGTGCGGCCTTGAACGTCTGCCCAAGCAGGTTGCCCCAGCCCTTGGGCGTGCCGCTGACATCCAGCCAGCCCCGACGATCCGACAGCGCCGGCAGAACAACCTGCGTCAGCACCGTGGGCGCGATGCCTTGCGCCTCATCAATCGCCAGCCCATCAAAGTACAGGCCGCGCATGCGCTCTGCGTTCTCAGCCCCGTACAGGCGAATGGTCGCGTTGTTGTGGGGGAAGACTACGGACAACTCAGACTCGTTCACCTTGCCGCCCATCGCGATGATGGGATGGCTGTAGTGCTTCAAATACAGCCACGCGATGTCCTTGGCCTGAACGAATGTCGGTGCCAAGTACCCAAAGCGGGGGTCGTGTGCATCACACACCGCCGCGCGCTGGATCAGCTTGTTGATCCGCGCAACCGTCTTGCCGCACCGCCTGTGGGCTACGGTTATCCCGTATCGCTTGTCGCTCGCGTGGTACGGCTTGAAGGCCTCACGCGGCGAATAGGGAATTACGATCCTTCGCTCGCCCATCCGAAGACGATCTTCACTGGCTGGTCTGGGTCAGTGGCAAGTGTGGTCGGGAGAACCTTGCCGATCAGCGACAGGAACGCGGCCGGGCTTTCATCAGCCTGGCGCTGGAGGTACTCGACCCCGCCTGCGCCATCAAGCGCCTGAAGGATCATGTCCTTGAGTTGCGCGTTGACCTTGTTCTGAGCGCCCTTGGGTCTACCGGGGCCGGGCGTGCCCTTCCCGATTCCCGCCGTTTGAATATCAGCCACATCCCACCTCTACGCATCAGCTAACCGGCTGAAGTCGGAAATGCAAAAAGCCCCGCCGATTGCTCGTGGGGCTAGATTTTGGAGGCACCTCCGCCTCTGGGAACGCATCCTACGGCAATGATTATGCTCAGTCAAGCGGTTTTCAGCAAGAACTATGCTGATATCACCTTCTCAGGGCACCCGGCGAACAACGCCGCCTTGTTGTATGTCTCTAGCCAGAGCTTGTAAGCCTCCTTGGGGCAAACCGCCTGACGATAGAACAGACCACCCCAACAGACCCACACACCGAACTCTTTGAACAACCTGGGCTTCATGTCATCACCCCCGCATTGACCAGCCGCAACACTAACAGCACTCTTGCCTTAGCCACCACGCCAGCTCGCTCCTTTGGGTCCGCCGGAAGCCTTGGGCTTGTGAACACTGCCGCCCCAATGCACAGAGCCCGCGCCAGGCAGTAGATCGCCGCACGGTGGGGGTCCTTCATCTCGCTGACCTCGAAGTCAATCTTGCGCATGGTGGCGTTCTCAAGGTCATCGTCCAGAGCTCCGCTGAGGTCGTCGTACTGCCTGCTGACTTGGTAGTCGCCCACGACCAGGGCGCGGCTCTTGAAGCCTCGGGTGGCCTTGTAGCCTCCCTGCCAGTGGTGCCAGCGGGACAGGAGGGATTCGAGCTCGTCGCCCTGCTCCATCTCTGCCCACTCTTCGTAGGACATGGCTGTCATTTCCATGACTCCCAGACTTCCCAGTCGCGAAGACTAGGCGCCACTTCGGAGGATGTTTCGCCCGCGTTATGCCTAGCGACGAGCGGCACGATGTGTTTGGCTGAGAAGTCATCGAGCGACAGCAGTGTGTCGTTGTTGTCGTACTCGAATCCCGGTTTGAACGGGATGAAGACGCGCGTGGTGTCTCGCTCGATGTTGTTCACGCCGATTAGGCGGACCGGGAGGTCGTCTCGCGCCAGGCGCAGGAATTCCTTCGCGATGATCGGGCCGGTGATTCGACAATTGAACGGTGGCTTCATGTCTTCTCCTTCGCCTTTGCTTCGTCAATCCTGGCGATCCACTTGAATGTCTCGATGCGAAGTTGCCGGTAGTCTTCTTGCTCGGGTGCGATCTTTCGCATGGCGGCTTGAAGCGCGCCGGGAAATCCAAGCAATGCGTCTTTGGCGTCGGGGCTCTTCGCGAATGCCCTAGCCTGGCAACCCCTGCACCCGCTGAAGTAGCTGCCGCAGAGCCATGGGGAGGCTTCTGCTTCTGCGCACGCTTTACAGTTCATTCCTGCTTCTCCAGTTGACGGGCAAGCGCCCTGTATTTGGTCTTGATGGCCTTGAGGTCGTCGATGCTGTAGTGCTTGGCTGGGTGCGGGCCTTCGAGCCACTCAAGGCTTTCTTCGCTGATGCGCCCCTTCAGCCCTGCCCTGTAGCCCAGCAGGTTGCCGTGCAGGTAGGTGTTGCAGCGCTCGCACTGCTTGTGCACGTTCAGCGGCTCGAAGCGGAGCTCGGGGTTCGCGCCCACCGATCTGTAGTGGCCGGCATTCATCTTTCCGTTGTTCGTGCCGCAACTGATGCAGCCCCGGAACTCGTCTTGCTTGCGAACGAAGGCGTTGAAGGCCTCCTGCGCCTCCTTGAGCCACTGGCTGCGCGGCTTCATCGCTGCTTTGCGCGCCCGGTCTTGCGCCTTCTCTTCCTTTGCCAACTTCACTTTGCTTTGGGCAAGTACCCTGTCTGCATACTTGAGAGAGCATTCCAAATTACAGGCGGGTTGAATTGCTCGAGTCGGTGTGAAAGAGTTTTTGCAAACGCGACAGGCCTTCTTCTTGAACACCGGCACCTCTGCACGGGCTCTTGGCTCTGCTTTGCGAAGAAGTGGCGAACGTTTCAGCATTCAGATTTCCGTGGGGAGCTGACCCGCCCCTTCGGGGCTCTTGGCCGTGCCGTCATCCTTGGGAACCGAATAGCACCGGCTGAACACGAAGCTGTGCGCGGCCCGGGTGAAGATGATTCGGCCAGAGAGCATCGAGTCGATGACTTGGCCGTAGGGCGCATCGACAACGACGTCGCCCTCTTTCCTGGCGGTCTCGACCAAGGCATTCACCATGCACTCAGCATCAAGTGCGCGGGCTTCCATGGCCCGGAGGCTTTTCGCTGTGGCCAGCCCAAATAGGCCGAGAAGTTGAGTCGCGACGTTGTTCATGCTGTTGCCCGATCCATCGCGCGGTTCGACGCCTCTTGCGAACGCCAGACTTCCACTGCCGCCTGCATCGCAACCATCTTCCAGCGCAGGGCTTCTTCGCCCTCAACTGCAATGCGTAGCGCCTTGAGGTGATCGATGTACTGCGGGTCACCGTAGGCTTCTCGCTCCT